AAGGCGTAATCAAAGAAGTAATTAAGGCTGATGCGGCTCCAGAACAAGAACTCAAAGACGAGAAAAAAATGGAGTTCGCAAGCAAAGAGGACATGCAAAACCTTAAGAAAGAGATGGACGAGTTACGAAAAATGGTAGAAGGCAAAAAAGAAGAAATGTCTAAAGAAGATTTGGCTAAAGCAGAAGCACAAAAAGCAGAGCTAGCCAAACAAGAATTATCCAAACAAGAGCCACCAAAAAAAGTAACTCATACTCCAGAGAAAGAGGTAAGAAAAAACATTAATGTTCACGCAAAGAGACAAGGTACAAGTACCAAGGGTTCTGTGTATAACAAATTATTTTCATAAACAAATTAAATAACCAAACAAATGGCAACAACAACAAATATTACAACTAGTTACGCAGGTGAGGGCGCAATGCCTTACATTGCAGCAGCTTTGTTTTCATCTCCTACACTAGAGCAAGGAGGCGTAGACATTATACCGAATATTAAGTTCAAGAAAACCTTAAGACCTGCAAGCATTGGAGACATTATAGCAGATGCTACTTGTGATTTCACAGCGTCATCTAGTGTAACTCTACTTGAAAGAGTTTTAGAACCTAAGGAATTACAAGTTAATCAGCAATTCTGTAAGACTGATTTTACCGATACTTGGGATGCGGTTGAAATGGGATTTTCTGCTTTTGATGTTATTCCAAAATCTTTTTCAGATTTCATTATTGCTGAGTATGTAGCTCAAGTCGCAGAATCTAACGAAACTAGCATTTGGAGAGGTGTAGCATCTAACGAAGGAGAGTACGACGGATTCACAACTATTGTAGCGGCTGATGCCGACCTTCCAGCATCTCAAGAAATTGCAGGTGAAACCATAACAGCGCTTAACGTAGTTGACGAGCTTGGAAAAGTAGTAGATGCAATTCCAAACAGATTATACGGTAAGGAGGATATGAGAATCTATGTAGCAACAAACGTTTACAAAGCTTACGCTAGATCATTAGGAGGTTTTGGCGCAAACGGTAGAGGTGCTGCGGGTGTAAATGCACAAGGTAATAATCAGAACGTAGACCCAAGAGAATTTGACGGAGTTCAATTATTCATGACTTACGGTCTAGCTCCTAATACAATGTTTGCAAGTAGAATTTCAAACCTAAAATTTGGAACTGGTTTGCTTTCCGATCATTCAGAAGTTAGATTAATTGACACATCAGAAACTCTTGGAGATAAGAATGTTAGATTTGTCATGAGATTTACTGCTGCTGTTCAATACACATTTGCAAAGGATATCGTAACATACGGAATTACTAACAACGCAAACTAATCTAAAGGGTGTTAATAGCACCCTTTTATAATACTTATTCATATGGCATGCGATGCAACAAAAGGCAGACTAGATACACCTTGTAAGACTAGTGTCGGTGGAATTAAGGCATTTTACTTTGCTAATTATAATCCACTAATATTTAAAACTTTTACGACTGCTGCGGGAGTTATTGACAAGCTGTTAGTACCCGATCCCTCAAGTCCTATTGCGTTATTCAAGTACGAACTAAGGAGTTCAGGGCACAGCCTAGAGGACGCTAACGAGAACTCAGAAGAAACAGGAACATCATTTTTTACCTCTACTTTTACAGCAATTCTAAAACAGATTAGCGGTGTAAGCAGAACAGAACTACAACTTGTTAGTTTTGGCAGACCTCACGTAATTGTAGAAGATTATAACGGTAATTTCTTGCTTGTTGGTATTGAGAATGGTTGTACTGTATCTGTTAATCAAGTGACAGGATCAGCACCAGGTGAATTATCTGGTTACAATCTTACAATTACAGCGACAGAACGTGAAATGTCTTACTTTGTAGACCCTACAATTATAGGCGATGACACACAGACATCAATTACGGTGGGAACTTAGTAATAAACTAAGCAAAAATTAAAGCTTATCTACACAGATAGGCTTTTTTTTGTTAAGAATGTTACAAACAATAGTGTTAAAACGTATATTAGATATGAAGGTCACAGAAAGTACCACAGTTTTAAGCATTTTTACGCAAAATGTTAGCGGTTTATACGATATTAAGGTGACAAATGAGACCTCAAAGGCTCAAACTTACAGTAAAACCAAGGCTTTAACGGTTGAAAAATACTACTTTCAGATAACAGATGTAGACGGTTTTAATTTCACCAACGAAAACACGTATATTATAGAGGTTTTTGTGCAAAATACAGCCGATTTAGTTTACAGAAATACTGCATATTGTACAGATTCTAGCTCATATAATACAGAAAAACGGATTAATTCCGACAATCAATATATTACACTATGATAAATAGGGAAGATTTTAAGGTTGTTAGCTTATCAGCATACACTTCACCCACGATTACCGAGGTAAAAAACGAGAATATTGTTGAATACGGGTCGGATAATGACTATTTTAATTATCTGATAAAAAGAATTACTGGAAGCCCTACAAACGGGGCTATAATTAAGGGTATATCTAACTTAATATACGGTAAGGGACTAGAAGCGACAAACTCCGAGGGTAGAATGAGTGACTATCTTAAGATAAAAAAATACTTTAGACCTAACGATCTTCGTAAAATTATATATGACCGTAAGGCTTTAGGCATGGCTGCTATACAAGTGTTATACAAAGACGGAGAAGTCGTAGGCACAGAGCATTTTCCGATGCAGACCTTAAGACCAGAAAAAAAAGATGATAAAGGGAAAATTAACAACTGGTTATATTTTAACGATTGGAAAAATAAAAAGAAATCAGATAAAGCAACACCCATCGCAGCTTATGGGAGCGGTTCTGGAAAAGAATCAGAGATATATATTTGGCAAGGTTATGTATCTGGCTTTGAATATTTTGTACCGCCTGAATACATTGCAAGCTTGCCTTATGCAGTACTGGAAGAAGAAATCGGCAACTTTCTTATTAACGACACAAAGAATGGATTTAGTCCTTCTATGATTGTTAATTTTAATAATGGTATTCCTGAAGATCAAGACAAGCGAAGAGAATTAGCAGACGAAGCCACAAAGAAACTATCTAGTGCTACAGGAAAGAAGATACTTATAGACTTCAGCGACGACAAAGAACATCAAACAACATTCAACGCAATACCATTAGACAATGCACCTGAGCATTACGAATACTTATCTAAGGAATGTTTTGAAAAACTTATTATAGGTCATGGGGTTACCTCTCCTATGCTGTTAGGTATTCGTGACGGTCAAGGCGGGCTAAGTAGCAATGCAGACGAGATTAAGAACGCCACTTTGCTATTTGAAAATATAGTAATTCGTGTATTTCAAAATCAATTAGTTGACATTATAGACGAAATATGTCCTACAACTCTGGATCTTTATTTTAAGACCATACAGCCCTTAGATTTCATGCAAGTTGATGAGCCACTAAGCGATGAAGAAGAGGAAAAGCAAACAGGTGTTGACTTATCAAAGCAAGAACCAACCGACCAAGAACTAAACCAAGCTTTTGAGCAACTAAAAGACTTAGGCGAAGATGTAGACCTAGATTATGAATTAGTAGACGAGAGGGAAGTTGACGAAGATACAGAGGATGAAATGGATTATCTTTTAGAAGAAGCTAATTACAAAAGCTTAACAACTCTTGAAAAAATTAAAAATGTAGTAAAAACAGGAACAGCAAGACCAAATATAAAGAGTGAAGACGACAGAACTATTGACGGATTTAATTTTAAGGTGCGTTATAAATATTCGCCAGAAACCACAGGATCAGACAGTAGAGAGTTTTGCAAGAAAATGGTAAGTGCTAATAAGATATACAGAAAAGAAGACTTGGTTGCAATGAAAAAGCAAGCAGTTAACCCAGGATTTGGTGTTAAAGGTGCTGCAAAATATAACATATTTAAATACAAGGGAGGTCCAAATTGCAATCATAAATTTATGCGATTGACCTTCAAGAAAAAAGGTAGTATAGACGTTAAGAGTCCTCTTGCACCACGTATAAGCACTAATAAAGCAGAGCGAGAAGGATACAGAATACGAAACCCTAAAGAGGTCGCTATGAAGCCAAAAGACATGCCTAACAGAGGATACAAAAGATAACTATGGCAATAACATTATTTGTTACACAGAACGATATAAAGGCTAATAGCATTGTAAGCGGTTCGGTAGATCCTGATAAGTTCCTGCAGTTCGTAAAGATAGCTCAGGAGATACATATACAAAACTATCTAGGAACAAAACTATACGAGCGCATACAATTATATGTTCAAACTAATGGAAGCCAAAACGGTACTTTTTCAGGAGATGACACAGACCCTGAAAAGATACTATTAGACAAATTTGTTAAGGACATGACTCTTTACTGGGCTATGGTTGACTATATTAAGGTAGGAGCTTTTGAGATAACAAACAAGGGAGTCTTAAGGCACACAAGTGAAACCGCAGAACTTGCAAGCATACAAGACCTAGACTATTTGACAAACAAATACAGAGATTTGGCACAGTACTATACAAATCAATTTATCAAGTTTATGCCTTTTAACCAAACAACGTATCCTGAGTACAATACTAACACTAACGATGACCGATACCCTAGTAGAGATAGCTACTTTGGTGGCATGCAACTATAAATTATGGCAGACTGGGGAAAAGGAGTAAATAACGACATAGGCTGGGGAGAAGGAGGTACTAACAACATAGGTTATGGTAGTATTTACGCAAAATCTAATTCTGGATTAACCTTACTTTTGCAAGATAATACAGCTTTCATCATGGAGGTTGACACCTCAAAAGCTGGTAGTAATTCAGATCAATTTCAGTTTACAGGAGCAGAAGGCGATTATGATGTTGTAGCCAAACAGAACGGTATAGTCGTGCAAACCTTTAGTGATTTAAGCGGTCAAGAAACTATTACTTTTGCAAATGGTACGGGTGTATATGTTTTAGAGGTTAATGCTAAGGAGGTTGATGGTTTTGATAAAATTAGGTTTGCAAACGGTGGTGATAAATTAAAAATTACTGATGTTAAGCAATGGGGAAATATTGTTTGGTCAAGTTTTGATAGTGCTTTTTTTGGCTGTTCAAATATGTTAGTAACTTCAACTGATGTTACTAATTTAAGTAGTGTTAGCACTATGGCATTTATGTTTCGTGCTGCAACATTAGCAAATCCAGATGTTTCTAATTGGGATGTAAGCAGTGTTAATAACATGAGTAATATGTTTCGAAATACATCATCAGCAAATCCAGATACTTCAAATTGGGATGTAAGTAATATTACTAATATGAATAGCATGTTTGCTTTTTCAATAACAGCAAATCCAGACGTTTCAAATTGGGATGTTAGTAGTGTTACTGATATGGCATTTATGTTTGCGATTGCATCATCAGCAAATCCAGATGTTACAAACTGGGATGTTAGTAGTGTTACTGATATGCAAATAATGTTTCGAAATACATCATCAGCAAATCCAAACGCAAGAAATTGGAATGTAAGTAGTGTTACTAATATGGACAGAATGTTTGAAAATTCAAACTTATCAATAGAAAACCTAACAGCATGTTACGAAAATTGGTCTCAACTTAATCTAAAACAAGACGTAACCTTCGGAGCAGGAACTACAAAATATAACAGTTCTGGACAAGCTGGAAGAGATATATTAGTTAATACCTATAATTGGAATATTACAGACGGAAATGTAGTCTAAAAAACAAACAAATGATATATAATCACACAGATCTAAACAAGCCTTACTACGTTTCTAAAAACGAGGATAACACCATATTCAATTATGGTAAGATATTAGAAAATCAGGTGTTCAGCACTAGTAGACCAATAATATCCTACGTTCACAAACAATCAATGGTTAACTTCATAGAGCGACACGGTGGCGAGTACATAGAAATAGAGATATGAGCTTATTATCAGATAACGCAGGTGTAATATTCACAGCCATAACAGGAGCTATAAGCGGTGTATTTTTATTTTTCAAAGGCAAGAAGTCTAGAGAGTCAAACGCTAACATCGAGATTGGCAAGGCTTACGAGCTTATGGCTAAGCAAAACAACGCATTTATTCTTAGCATGACCGAAAAAATAGACAAACAGACTAAGAAAATTGAAGATTTGGAATTTGAAGTTATTGGTCTAAGAAATGAAAATAAGTTACTTTTAGGGCAACTTAAAAAATATAGAAAATGATAGAAGACGAAAAACTAACAGAAAACTTCATGCTTAGCGAGTTCTTAGAGTCTAGATTCTTTGACGATTTAGAGCAAAAAAAAGTAATTGAAATCTATGAAAACAGTGAAAGCCTTAAATATAGTTTGCAGAAACTCGCAAATCAATTACAAATATTACGAAATGAATTAGACGTGCCGATAAGCATTAACATTGCATTTAGACCAGTGTTCTATGAGCTTTCACAAGGTCGTGACGGAGAGTCACAGCATACATTATGCAAAGCTGCTGATATTACAGCACAAGGATTAACTCCTAAGTATGTAGCAGCTAAGATTGAAGAGTTTATAAGTAATGGCGACATGTTGCAAGGTGGTCTTAGTGCTTACTCTACATTCACACATTATGACATTAGGAGGACAAGAGCAAGGTGGTAGTTTATTTTGTTATATTTACAAAAAACTAAACTATGAGAAATAAAAGATTAACAATTACAGATGCGGAAATATTAAAGAAACTATATATTGAGCCAAATAAACATCACAGATATGCCCTCGACGACAGAAAAATAAAAGAATACAATAAATTAACTCAAAGCGAGGAAGTTAATAATGATTCTACGACTTCCGCAAACGATTACAAAGAAGCTTTTTTCCTCAGTGCTTGGTGTCCTGAGACAAATACAATTCTTACAATTAAGCAGTATTGCGTAAAGTATAATTTGCCTTATGAAGATATTTCTTCGTTTAAGTTTTTACCTTACCACTACAAAGAGCCTTCGTATAACATTGTATTTAAGGACAAACAAATAGATGATGCCTTTGATTACGAAGAACTAAAACAAACCTTAGCTGAAGAATTAAAAAAGACTTATAAGCCATTACAAGTAGACGAGCAAACAAATACAGAAGGTGTACTTAAGTGGGCTGATTTACATTTTGGCGCAATGATAGAAGGATTGGTCAAGACACGAGATTTTAACACTCAAATCCTAAAAGACGGACTACTTACAAGCGTAGAAGATTTTAATAATTTGCTATTTGCAAAGAGACACGTTCATATTCAAGGCGACCTAATAGAGAGTTTCACGGGGCTTAACCATATTAACTCATGGCACTCTATGGATTCCAAAATGATAGGTGCAACCGTAATAAAACTTTGCACAAAATTACTACATGAAGCACTAAGCAAAATAAACAACTTAGATACTGTTAAGATAATAGGAGGTAATCACGATAGAATAAGCAAAGACAACAAAGAGGACGTCAAAGGAGGTGCTGCTGAGATAATCGCTTACTGTCTTGAACTATTGGGTTACAATGTAGAGTTTCACCCTTACGTTATATCTCACGAGGTGCAAGGTATTAATCATATTATCCTGCATGGCGACAAAGTAGTGAGCTCAAAGACATCTGAAGAACTAGTTAGCTTATACGGTGCACATGGAAAATACAATTTCATTACAGAGGCGCACCTTCATAAAGCAATGGAAAAACTTACTGCAAAACAAAGGAGCAAATACCAAGTAATACAAGACGACAAATTAATGCTTAGAAGATTGACCCTTAAGCCTTTTTTTACTGGTAATTATTACAGCGAAACGCTTGGATATAATGCCAACGCTGGGTATAGCATAATTTGGGCAAATGATAAGGGACTTCCGAAAATGTTAGATAACACAATATAATAATATGAAACCAAGTTACAAGGAAAAAAACGGTACTACAAGAGTAGGCGATTCTCTTAGGTGGCTAATAGACCAAGGTAAGGACATCGCTCCTGAATTATTAACTATTGCTGGTAGTATTACAGGTGTACAAGCCCTAACAGCCTTAGGAGAGAAAATAAAGGGTGAACCTAATATATCAGAGCTAGACAAGCAAATGCTATTAGCGCAAATAGAGATGGATAAGGAGGACATGAAAAATATTTCTGATCGGTGGAAGTATGACATGGAATCAGATTCATTTCTAAGTAAGAATATTAGACCACTTTCTTTAGGGTTTTTGACTCTTGCAATGACTTGTTTCATTGTTTTGGATAGTTCTAGCCTTAATTTTAACATCGATCCTGTATGGGTTGATTTGCTTAAGACTCTATTAGTTACCGTTTACCTTGCTTACTTTGGAAGTAGAGGGGTTGAAAAATTTAAAAAAATTACAAAGAATTAACCAAAACAAAATACTATATTAGCCATTCATAGTTCTAGTTTTATTTTAGTTTGACCCCTTTCAGAAATGTTAGGGGTTTTTTTATTCCTTATTATGAAAGTTTAACATTTATATCGTTTGTTTATCTGTTTATCTGTTGTATATTTGTAGTGTAGTAAGGAAATAACCGCTACAAAAAA